TTAAATATGTTAAGTAAACAATTAGAATTAGAATCGGTACATGTTAAACCCCAAAACATAATTAAGAAAAAAACAGTTAAAAAACAAAATAAAAGAAAAAAAACAGATGATTTAAATAATATTGATATAAATAATTTAGATGATGAAATTACAAAATTACAAATAAAAATTAATGAAAATAAAATACAAGAAAATAAAACAAATGAAAAAATACAAGAAAATGAAAAAATACAAGAAAATGAAAAAATACAAGAAAATGAAAAAATACAAGAAAATGATACAAAAGAAAATGAAATAAATGAGACGAAAAATGTTTTAATTAAATTATTATTAAATGCAAAAAAAAACAAACAAAATAATAATATAGAAGATATTGAAAAAGAAGAATTTGTAAATAACATTGATTTTGTTGATAACAAAGACAGTGAATTAATAAAAATAATAGATTATGAAGATGAAAATTATGTTATTCCGTCAAATGTAAGAATTCGTTCAACTAATCCCAATAATTCATTTATGATAAATAGAAATAATGCAAGTGAACATGTAACAAAAACAGTTAATATTGATATTTCTTCAGAAGAAAACACATCATCAGATTGTTATAATGATTATATGGTTAATTTAGAAAAAGAATTAAATATAAAAGATATTAAATTATTAAATATACATTTACCAAAAAACACTGAAGATAATATAAATAAAACAAACAATGAATTGAAAATAATAATAGATGGTAAAGAGCAAATATTTGAATTTGAATTAAAATTGGAGGAGAATTATTATAATAGATATGAAATAAAAGATTTTTTAAATCAAGTATTTGAATCAAATAAATGTAATATAAAATGTGATATTCAATCATCATTATTTGTGTTTTCGTCTGATGACAAAAGTTGTTTTAGAATGGAAAATAATGAAACAAGTATATTAGGAACATTAGGTTTTAATAAAAATTCATATTTTAATAAAAATATATATTCTGCCGAAAATCCACATCAACTAGGAGATAATATATTTTATTTAGTAATTGAGAATATTAGTGAAAAACCATTATTTTGTATTGATAATGATGATGGTGAAATAACTAAATTACAAACTATAGAACATGTTAATATTGACCATTTAATAATAAAATTTTATAAAACTGATAATGATTTAATAAAAAATAATAAAAATTATAAATTCTTTTTTGACACAAATCATCAAATTACATTTGAATTTACATTATAATATTTTATTTAAAATAAATCATTCTACATTTATTAACTTTATTGTCACTAGTTCTTTTTCTAGTAATATGGTCGAATGTTTTGCCCTTTAACAGTCTTAAAATAAAATTAATAGAATATACACCACATTCAGAATTTCCTTTTTGATGTCTTGTTTTATTGTATCTTATATCTGGGTTTGCTATATGTCTTTCATTTTTTAAATATTGTTCTATTTTGCGGATAAATGTAACAATACGATTGGAAGGAGGACCAGAATATGAATCACTAAAATAAACCTGTCCTTTTTCAAGATCTGCAAAAAGACTTACCCAATGTGAACCAGATTGTGTTGAATCATCCAAGTTAAAAATGACACCTACTCTTTTTTTTCCATTAACATATAAATCATTAAAATTTAATGTTTTAAAAGGTAAATTATCTAATTCTGCAAAATCAATTGGAACAGCACCAAGAAATATAAAATCGTTATATTTAATTTGATATTGTTCTAATGCATCATTAATGTCAAATGTTGATAACCAATCAAATTTACCTTGTGGACCATCAGGACGAAAAGTATTGTTATCTAACTGTTCTTTTTCTTCATCATCCATAAATTGAGTGCATTTATGTTTAATCCAATCATGTTGATTTGTTTTAAATCTTTTACCTAATTCAAATAATAAATATCTTTTATATTCATCAGGATATAATAATTCAATGGCATCATATATTTTTATTACATTATTTATATTATTGTTTTCATTACAATGAGTATTAAACGCATCTGTTAATTTTATTAATGTTTTTAATGAAAGACATGAACCATTTTCAAAAGTCAAATGTGGCGCACATTTAAAATCATCTTTATTTTTTGGCATTACTTGGTTCAAATGAATTATTGGTAAAGGTAATTTTATATTTTGCATAAACTACTATATATTATATTTTTATAAAAAAAGTTGTGTCAACAGTTAATAATTATATCAATAATTAACTTTAATTTCTTCGATTAATTTATCAATATCAGTAAAAAATAAATTTATATCTTTATTTATTATACCAACAACTATTTTGTCTTCATTCCATATTAAATTAAATTCTCTGTCTAAATAATATTTAACATCATTTATTTTTAATACATCAAATATTTTATAATATACACTTGATTTGACCAAATCAATTTGTTCTTTACTTGCTTTAATCTTCATAATGTGTTATAATTAATAATAATAATAACATATTGTTATAATAAATCAATTTTTTAATAGTGGAATAATGTTATTTATAAAAAAATGAGATGACATATATTAATTTTTATAATATTATATAAATTAATAAAAATATATAATATGAATTTTCCATAATTATAATATTATTTGAGTTTATTAAAAAAATATATCTAACATGTTTTTTCATCATCTGAACTATCTATTATAATTTTTGTAAATATAATAGGTTTTTTTTTACTTGTTGTGTTATTATTATTATTATTAATATTTTTTTTACTGTCTTTAATTTCAATTTTTTCTTTTTTAATTTTTTCTTTTTTAATTTTTTCTTTTTTAATTTTTTTAATTTTTTCTTTTTTAACTTTTTCTTTTTTAACTTTTTCTTTTTTTTTATTATCTGTAATTGAAAAAGTATTAAAAACGGTATCTTCAATAAATATTTGTTGTTCAATGACATTATGTTGTTCATCAATAATATTGGTTTCTTTAATAAATATTTGTTCTTCAATAACATTATTATTTGCAGTAAATATTTGTTTGTCGATAACATTATTATTTGTAGTAAATATTTCTTGTTCTGTTACGATATTAGTTAATTGTTTAAGATCTTGAATTTTATTAACAACGAAAGTCCACAATTCATTATTTTTAATTAATTCAACAAGTTTATTCATAATTTTATCTTTATATTTAGTATTTTGTGAATCAATCCATTCCTTCCATTCCAATGCTATATTATTATTAGTTCTGAGAATTTCAACATAAGCCCAAATTTGTCTCATAATAATAATATTATCAGAAAACCATTTTTTATTTCTTTTAATTAATGTATTATTTCTTTCATTAAATCGCCAATAAATAATTTTGTTAAGTTTGACTTCTGGTCTGGAACTTAATTTATCAAGTTCAGAAATAATCCATAAATCTAATTCTTGTTGAGTCATATCTAATTTTGGTTGATGGATAAATCGTGCTTTATCATAAATAGCATCATTTTTAATTATAGTGTAATTATTATTAATTTGTAAATAATCATCTTCATTTAATTTTGTTGGAAGTATTTCAATTACAACACCTCGTTCCAAACCAGTTGTTTTTGATTTATAAGAATATTCATTATGTGTATCATCAATATATTCTTGTCTTGATTTATATTCTTGGATATTGCATTGGACGAAATCACATTCATCAAGATCACAACATTCCAATTGTAATTGAACTTGACACCAATAATAATCAGGACATATTTCTCCTTTAATATTTCCTGTATATAATATTTTTCGTTGATAAGGACATTTTATTTCTATCATTCGTCCGACAAGAGGTGATTTTGTAATTTTATCTCTACAATATGGAGAACAAATTCCATCTGGACTTGCTGCCAAAAAATTATATGTTGGATGTAATAACAAACCAAATTCATCTAATGATACGTCATTTATTAATTCATACATTAATGCCACAACATTTTCATATTTTTTACCATGATGACAAAAAACATTTGTTCCAAATGATGAACCAAATACTTTTTTTAACACAAAATTATATACTGGTTCATATTTATTTTCACCTAAAACACAACCACAATCGGAAGCAGTAATACTTTTAGTTCGTTGGTCAAACCAAGCTGGAGAGCATTGTTCGGGTGAAACAATTTGTCTCAATGATTCAAATTGTTTTTTTCTTTTTTCATATAATTCTTCATTAACATCATCAACAAATACGGCTTTATCTGTTGATGATAATAAAGATCCTTCTGATGAATCAGAAGGATCTTTAATAATTGTATTTATTGTATTATTTATTTTTGGTTTAAATACATAAGGTTTTTTTTCTGTTTCAAATATTTTTGTTTTATTACCAAATGTATATTGATTATCTGTCATTGTGATTTTATTTATTACAGTATTATTAGATATTTGATTTTTTTCAATTTTTTTTTTATTAAATGCATCTGTTAATACATCAATTATAATATTTTTTTCATCTGAATCTAATTTTTCATATAACAAATCTGTTATAATTAAATTTTTTAATTGTGTCGCTGATACGATTTCATTTGTTATTATTTTTTGTTTATATATGCCGAAAATATCATAAAAGTGATTCATATTTAATATAATTATATATTTTAAATTTTAAGTATTATTTATAAAAAGAATGTTGTATAAAAAAATATATAGATTATTTTTTAAAATCTTTCATAATTTCTGCTTTATTTTTAAAAGTCATTATTCTCATATTACAACAATATTTTAAATTAAAACTATTTACCAATTTTGTTTTAAGAGCAAGTTTTTCTTCTTCATCAATATTTGGATCATTACTAATTTCTTTCATTTGTTGTTCATAAAAAATTTGTCTATTGCCAATAATAGTACTACATGTAAAACATCTTATTGGAAGCATTATTGATTATATATAATTATATTATATTTATATTATTTATTATAAAAATCAATTTTTATATATTGACAAAAAATTAATGCATGTCATCTCATTCATTTGTAAATAAATGGATGCACCTTCTGGTGTCAAATAAGGAAAAAGTGTATATGTAAACCAACTATATTATTTATAGTATATATTTATTTATTATAAATAAAATAAAAAAAATATATAAATAATTTTATTATGTTTGAAGAAATTATAAAAAACTAAATAATATTTTTTTTAATAATGAAAAAAATCTTAAAAATATTGTTGATGATTTTAATAAAATTAAAACAAGAAAA